TGTGCAATAAGAGAGGCATCACGGATTCCTGCAGCAAGTTGTTGTACAAGAGAGAATGCAGCAGTAGCTTCTACTTTGTTACTGTTGTACTGCTCTAATGCACGACCAAACTGCTCATAGCTTACGCCATATCGTCGCAGCAGATTGGCAAGACCAAGTACACCGAGACCAACCTGACGATCTGTCTCTGATGGTAGGTACTCACCGCTATCTCCTATACCTGTTTTACCATGCAGTTCACATAGTTCTTTCATACCTTCTGCAAATGCAGTAGGGATTTGATCAAAACTACATGCACCCAGGTTCACGTGTTGTAAAAGACAAGTACCACGACTAGGTAAATATACTTCCAAGCACACATTACCTCGGATACGTTGTGTCCCTTGGTACTTTACTTTGTTTAGCCAAATGTCACCAGCCTTGATACCTTGGATTAGCAAGTCTCGTAGCTCTTGTGACATATCATCCCACCATTCTTGTGTGATGTTAACGCAACGTTTGACCCAAGGTAGTACATCACGTGGTGTTGTGATGAACTCTTTTAGGTCAGCATGTTGAGCGTCAATATGTAAAACTATTGCTCCGTTTTTATATTTTCCGCCCCTTCTGAGAGTTTCGTTAAGAGCCGAATAGATTCGTCCAAATGATACAGGACCACTCGCAACGACGCCAGAGTCTCTCTCGAAGCCTCGTGGGTCAAGTTCTGATAAGTGGATTGCAACGCCAGCGCCATTGCGGAGAGCGTGACTAGCGAACTTCCAGGATGCTTCGATGCCATTGGGACCTGCCATTTGATTTGATACGTTCATAACCGTGCACGACACGGGGAGACGGCCATCGGGATCATCGATCCACGATTGAACACGACCAGTTCTAGAAATTAATTCGCTCATTTTACAAGATCATCGAGATTAGGTGGTTTATAATTTGGTCCTTTTAATACCTTACCGTCGGACCGTCGGATAGGTTTATTATCTAATCCAAGTTTAGATAGGTTTGATTTATGAACACGGTCTAGTGCTTCTTCTAGATCCCATTCCATGTTTTCTGCATATTGAAAGCAGACATAAACAAGATCAGCTAGTTCCTTAAGTTCATCTACATAACCTTCTTCGGTTGCTGCATACATGAACTCTTTGAACTCTTCAACGATCAAATCCCGTTGCATAGTCCGGCTCCCCGTAGAGTTCGGGATCCCATATGCTGTCCGAAACTGAATTGCTTGATCCGAAAGTGATTGTTTTTGTAGATGTTGTGTTGTCAAGTTCATTCTCAAGATAGTGGATAGCCTTTTTAAGGTCAGACGCTTTCGTGTTAGCATCTTTGTAACCGGCTCGGCAAGTATATTTAATAACATTACCTAGGTGGTAGTTGAGGTTTTGATCTCGGATAAAATCCCAGACTTCTATTGTTCCTCTAGTGTAGTGTGCGGGAGATTCCATTGGGCGAGTAGTTGTCCTACGTTGTTAGTAAGAATAAAGTTAGTTTTTTGTAGTTGCAAAAACAACTCTATCATCTGATCAGGAGGACACCGCTTTAACAGCTCCTCCATTCTTTTCAGTTTAAACTCTTGTTCTAGAGTTATGTCAGTCACTGGCATTGGTGGGAGTCCATAAGATGGGTCTGTTCTCTTTGAAGTCATAATCATCAGCAGTTAGTATCTTAGCTAATCGTGCATTGAGTAGTGCTTCGTCACTTGTAAGACCTTTAGACTCAAAAGCTTTAACAACGCTATCCCAAGTGTAGCCATGTTCAGAAAAAAATTTTACGCTAGTTTTTACACCGAATCCAGGTGCACCAGAGTAACCATCTGTGCTGTCACCAGCAAGAGTTTGGATAAGAAACCATTCCCAACCAGATTGTTTGTCTATTGTAAAGGTTTCATCTAGATTGTACAGAGTACCAGGTATTTGTTTCATGTCCTTGTCAGGGGACACAATTACACATTCATCATTTGATGTGGCATGAATACCCATGGCATCATCTGCCTCTAGTTGTGGCATCCTGATAACACGATAGTGATCATGTAATTTGTAGATTACTCGTCTGTATCCACAAGGTTTCTTACGATTCCTGTGACCTTTGTAAGATTTTTCAACCGACTTACGAAAATTAACAGCATCACTAAAGAACAGAATAACATCTGGATCGAAGAAAGCTGATTTAATTTTATTGAGTTCTCTAGTAACATTAGCATATGCTTCACTAAATCTACTGCCGACCATGATTACATCATCACCCCAATCAATGTCATACTCAGCTGATGCACATGCTTTGTAGACAATGTAATCAGCATCGATCAGTAGAGTAGTCATTTACCTTGACCCCTACTCATCTTGCGATCACCCTTTGGTTTGGATAGTTTACCTTGACCTTGGGTTGTTTTCTTCTTAGTAGATTTAATCTCCTGTGCGTTCTTCTTTGAATAAAGCATTAGTGGGTTTCGCTCCAGTTGTTTCCGGTGGTTGCTTCGGCGTCGATTCGACACCTGATGTTGTAGTATTCACCAGCTTCTGTACTGCTAAGTACCAAGGATGAACATAAGTCTGTGGCGTGCTCGGGAGCACACTCGAATTGTAATTCGTCATGAACAAATGCTAGTTGTGAACAGCATAGTTTTAGTTGTTTAATGTTGTGTTGATTGATTAGCATCCAACGTTTAGCCAGGATTGCAGAGTTACCTTGCAAGCAGTAGTTTAACGCTTTATGCGGGCTATCCACGATAATTTTTCTGTCATCGATAGCTTTGATGTATCCACGTTCTGAAGCTTTCTTAATTGCATCCAGGAGATCACCGAGTCCCTCAATCGCATCAACATATGCTTCTCTGATCTCTTGTCCTTTTTTCTTCGCTGACGAGGATGAAAGAAGTTTGTCATAGCTGTGTCCAATTTTTTCATTGCCTGCCCCATAGAGCATAGCATAGGTTACGGTCTTTACTTGTTTACGACTGATACCTATCTTGTCAGCATTGACTTGATGGATGTCACCGTTAAGTAAGATGTCAGCATAACGACCGCCATCGTACTTGGCTAGGAAATGCGAAAGCATTCTTAACTCGATGCCTGCTAAATCTGCACCGACCATTACTAAACCTGGACTAGCAGTAAATAGCTGCCTAAATCTAGGATCACTTGGAACTTGAGCCAAGTTTGGGTTACGATGAGCTTGCCTAAATGTTGCAGTAGCGACTGAACAGTGGTGATGTATCCGACTAGCAGTCGTAGATAGCTTCAGCCACGCGTTCGCGCCTTCTGAGATCATCCCAAGCATTTTCGTTACCGTCAAACATCTCGCAAACTGCATAGCAATCGGAGATCCAATCTCGGTCAGAATAACTTCGTCGATAACTGGTTTCCCAGTAGTTGTCTTCTGCGTTGGAGTCCAACCACAGAATGTTTGCAATATCCATGAGATGTGATCGCGTGATGTTGGATTAAGTTCTTTTAAACGTGTGAATGGAGCGTCTTTGACATAGCCTTGGGTCCGATTATTTCTCTTAGGAGTAAATATTGATCCGGCAACGTAAGGGTGCCTGTCACGTAGTAGTTGATAAGTTTGCTCAAGCTCTCGTCTGAGAGTAGATGCAAGTTCCCATGCAGAGCGTTCATCAAAGTACCATCCATGTAGTTCCTGTCTTGTGAGGATTTGGGCGGACTCATGCTCTAATTTAATCCACTCAGGTATGGTTGAAAATGTTTCCAAAGTTTGTTCGTAACAACAACGTCTTGTATCATGTAATCTTGCATTTCTTGTGACCACTCCTTCCAATCTGTGTCCTTGCTAAATGTACCTTTGTTCTCAGATAGACGATAACCGTAAGCTTCTAGACTATGGCGACCATATAATTTAAGAGGCATGTCCTTCCATACACGTTTCTTATCTATGTCTAAGAGGTTTGGGTGATACAAACGACTGAGCAGAAGAGTATCCAGGCAATCACCAATACGTCTAAACCAGGGGTATAACTTATTAATGATAGCAAGATCGTACCCAATAATGTTATGACCAATAATACACTCAGCGTCCTCCAAATACTGAAGACCTCTAATAATTGGTTCAGTAGCTGCTTTATCTGTTGCATGTTTAAACGCTTGATCATTGTAAACCATTGTTTGCTCAGTTTCTGTATCATAAATACAGAGACAGTGGATCTTGGTAACATCACAGAGTAATCCGTCAGTTTCTAAATCAAAGATCAGCATTACTTACCGTGCCATTTGTATGTCTTATCGACAAACTGTGCTCTAGCAATTGCTTGAGTTGTTGGTGGGTTAGGACGTTTCAATTCAGAAGTCTGTTGAGGGATTGAAGTCTGCTGGTTCTGTTGTTTCATTGAATTTACAGGTAGATAAGTCATAGTTTAATCGACAAGCAACGCCTGTTTCCCCAGAGTAGCGATTTTTGAGAATTCTAACAGTTGTATCAGAGTGTTTAGATCCACTCTGCTGATCTCTTTCGAGTCCAATAACTGCATCGCTAAGTTGAGCGATTGCCGCACTTCCTCTAAGTTGTCCGAGTGTAACACGGGCACCTTCTTCAT